TGGGTTAGGTCTGAACACTCAGCCCCTAATTTTCTCTTACAGTCAGCAGGGGCGATTGTTATGAAAAAAGCACTTGTGTTATTATACAACAATGCAAAGGAAGAAAAGCTAGACTTTACTTTTGTAGGTAACATTCACGATGAGTATCAGACTCAAGTGCTGGAGGCACATTCAGAACGATTTGGAGTATTGGCTGTAGAAGCTATCATTAATGCTGGTGTAGCTTTAAATATGAACTGCCCGTTGGACGGGGAATCTAAGATAGGGAATAACTGGTATGAGTGTCACTAAGAAGTGTAGCGGCTGTGGTCTAGTAAAGCCCTTGAGGGGCTTCTACTCTGACAAGCGCACAAACGACTCTGGTTTAAGACCTCAGTGTAAAGCATGTTATAGAGAGAAGTATCTGAATAATATTTTACTTAAACACAACCTAACGAAAGATGATTATAAGAAGATGCTATCTGACCAGAATGAGTTATGTGCTATATGTCACGTAGACGAGGGTAAGACCTTATGTATAGACCATGACCATATAACTAACAGGGTAAGGGGCTTACTCTGTAATAGATGTAATAAAGGGCTAGGTCTACTAGGCGATAGTATAAATTCAATTAAATCAGCATTAAAATATTTAGAGAAATGCAAATGAAAACATTAGACACATTAGTAGAAGATATTTATGCAGTAGTCAAGAATAGCAAAGCAGATCCAGACGTAGATGTTGATGCAGTATTTGATCTGTTTGGTGCTAACGTAAAGGAGGCTGTATTTAAGTCATTGTTTGAAGAGAGGGGAGACTCCACACGCTTGCGTATGTCGTCCGTAGGCAAACCTGATAGACAGGTATGGCTTAACTCCAAAGACTACCCTAAAGAGGAATTAGAGCCCTCTACGTTGATTAAGTTCCTGTACGGTCATGTCATAGAAGAGTTAGTCTTATTGTTAGTACGTCTAGGTGGTCATACAGTCGCTAATGAGCAAGATAAGGTAGAGGTTAATGGAGTCAAGGGCTCTATGGACTGTACTATTGATGGTAAACTTATAGACGTTAAATCTGCCTCCAGTTACGCCTTTAAAAAGTTCAAGGATAACACTGTAGAATTTGATGATCCGTTTGGTTATGTAGATCAGTTAAAAGGCTATGGTGCAGGGCTTGGCGTTAAAGAGGGTGGCTGGTTGGCTATGGATAAAGGCAATGGACATTTAGCTTTAGCAATGATAGACTTGACAGAAGGTGAAAGCATTGAGGACAGGATCACTCACTTAAAAGATATTGTATCTAAAGATGAAATGCCTGAGCCGTGTAGTTATCCCGTACCAGACGGTAAAAGTGGGAATATGAAGCTATCTACACAATGTTCTTACTGCCCTTATAAGCACACTTGTTACCCTGAATTAAGGACTTTCTTGTATAGTACAGGCCCTAAGTTCTTGACTGAGGTTTGGAGTTTGCCCAGAGTAATTGAAATAACTGAGACTAAGTAATATGAGTTTAACCTATAAGGTAGTTAAGACCCCACGCTCAGAGCGTTTTGAAGAGCAAATCAACACCCTATTGTCTGAAGGTTGGGATCTGCACAGTAGTCCCTTCATTGACGGTACAGGTCAAATGGTACAGGCATTACTAAAGGATATTCCAGATGTCAAAAAAGCAACTGCCAAAGTACAGAAGTAAACTAGAGGCTAGGGTTGCTGTAGGTCTGACTGAGTGGGGTTATGAGTCTGAGAAGATGAATTACATCATTCACAAGACCTACAATCCAGACTTCATTAAGGGTAATATCTTTATTGAAGTTAAAGGATTCTTTAGGTCTGGAGACACTCAGAAGTACAAAGCTATCCACGACCAAATGCTAAAAGAAAATAAGATACTTGTCTTTGTCTGGTCTAAGCCTCACCAGAAACTACGGAAAGGATCTAAACTAACTAACGCAGGATGGTGTGATAAGCACGACATTAAATGGTTCTCACAAGATGATATGAAAGCCCTTAATAAGTGGAGTAAGACCGTCAATGGATAAACCAGTAGTAGAGCTAATAGAAGACATAAAAAGAGACTACGATATAGACCTGTTAGTTGAAATATTATGTATCTCTGCTGAAGAATTACTGGAACGGTTTGACGATAAATTAATGATAGCCATAGATAGGGGAGACTTTGAAGATGGAACCTGATTCAGCACTAAATAACCAGATAGGAGGGGCCCACTATCAGATGGGTGGTATACAGCCTATTGAATACATACACGCTAATGACTTATCTTTTATCGAGGGTAGTGTAGTTAAATACATTTCTAGGTGGCGTAATAAGGGTGGCATACAGGACTTAGAAAAGATCAAGCACTACGTAGACCTTCTTATAGAGTTAGAAGATAATGTAGGTAACAGAAAAAAGTAAACAAAAAAGGCCCCAAAGAGAAATCTAAGGGGCCTTTTTATTTGCCTAAAATTTAGTCTAGAGATCCCTCATTAGTAACTGACTTACTGTGCCTTTTACTCTGCTTTCTGTGAGACATTATTTCATTACCTTTCGCGTCTAAGTAAGTGACCTTTTCCCTGTATGTCTTACCTCCTACATCAACTACGTCCTTTTCTAATTTCCAAGACGAAATAGGAGTAAACCCGTAGGCTTCCGCAGCCAAGTTATAATCTGCTGCTTTACGTGATACAAGACCACCTATCGGCCTCAGCTTACCGTCTTTAGGGTCGTTAGTAGACACTCCATCTAATAGCTGATTCTTTAAGCTAGACTGCACAGCCTCGACTTGAGCCTCACCTGTAAGATTCATAGCAGCATTAAGACTTTTCTTTAACTCATCTGCTCCCGACATTCCTTGATTCCATATAGTGCTTATTAGTGTTTCTTGTAAACCACTACGCATAGAATCAAACTCAGGGTATGACTTTTGAAGTTGTCCTACTCTCATATTAATTAAACTTGTTGCAGCAGCCTTGTAATCTACTTTTCCATCAGAACCAGTAAAATCTGTCATGTTTAAATCTGTTATACCTTCTTTTAGGCCATAAGGCTTAGTGTCTGCCCCACCCTCTACACTCTTATGTTTAAAGATACCTTCTGATTTATCGAAATCTGATATGATTTTATCTACTAAACTAAGACCAGAATCTACTTCTGTTTCCTCAGCACCTAAGTCAGCCACCAATGTATCGGCTGTAGTATCTTCAAACAGACCAGCCTCTAACTGTACAGGCTCACCTCCCTTTCTAGACTTCTCTATAGCTTCTACCTGAGTAGCGTTCTCTGGAGTACCTGCTGCGTTCTTCAGCGCGTCAGACGCTTTAGCTGCAAGCATAACACCATCTATGGAAGACCACATCCCAGATATTTCCTGTTTTATTTTTTCATACTGAGCCATACCTTCTTCTATCATCGGTGTGTTCCTTTATCGTGCTGAAGTTCTTTGTTCATTGTTTAGACTTAACATCCCCTGTAGATCCATTGACTGAGAAGCTTCAGCCACATTAGATGCTGTAATATAAGCAAGTGTTGTGCTAAGTGCCTCTCGCTGTTTTACTGGATCTTTAATTTTTTTAACTTTAATTAATGAATTTTGCCATTTACCGTTTGTTACTATATCCAACATAGCCTGATTATGACGACCTCTCATATAGCTTATTGTATTAGCAGCAACGACACCAAGCTTACCAAATCCAAAAGAACCAGACTGTGCTACAGCACCTTGTTCGGCAGCGTTTAAGGCTTTAAAAGGAGTGTTCTTTAGCCTAGCTAAGATAAAAGCAAGATCATCAATAGCTTGTGAACTACCTCCTACATCTTTTAACTGCCTAGCTAATTCCGTTCTTTGTTGTGGTGTTGCTAATATTGCATCATAAAATTGATCTGGAGTAGCGTTGTATATACTTGTACCTTCAGGAACTCCTTTAGTTTTTATTTCAGCCAGCCTATCTAAAATTCTTTTTTGAGCAATTTGACGTTGAGCTATAGGAAGTGCTAAAGCATATTCATCACTAGATTTTTTTAATGCGCCTTTAATTAGCGAGTTAACGCTTCTTAATGCTCCTGCTTTTTGTCGTTCTAAAGTATCTATTGATGTAGTAGCAGCGTGA